AGGCAACGGACAATCATTCCTATCGTTTGACTCGAGGACTCTACGAGAGACTCTTCCTTCATCCGAAGATGAGGGTCGATTTTCCCTTCGTGGAGGAGATTCTCGACTCCATGCTGCCAAAGGTGGGCGGGAGGCCGCTGTACGTTAAACGGCCCCCTTTTCCTACCCAGATTCCGTCGATAACTGACTTGTTGTCGGCGGATGCTGCAACGGAGTTGGAACCTTGGATAACTGAAATGTTTGAGAGAAAGCCTAGGCTTTTTGTTAAGTCTGGACTCAACCTCTTCAATCCTTCACTCCCACGGCGTCACGTCTACCGGACACTGTGGAGAGATGACTTCAGTTACCTGGAACTCGATTCATTGATACTTCGTTTTGAGGCTGTCTACTTTAATTTCGAAGACAGCTTTAACCTAGAGCAAGTCGGGGTCGCACTCTAGGGTCCCCCCATGGGGGAGGCCCTTGCTGGCCCCGCCTTGCCTCTGGCTTCGAAGTATTGTTACGAAATGTCACACGGGGATCTCCCGAGAAGGGACCGTAGGGCCTCCTTCTGCGGGGACGACGCCCAGTTTAGAACTCCGAGAGATGGTAAACGAAACCGTCTCTATGACGAGCTTTTGACCGGGATCGGAAGTACAGTATCTTTCAACAAAGATGCTCTACATCCAACACGTGGGATTTTCGTTGAGATACTTACGGACAGCCTAGAAAGTCAGGGCTATCCGTATGCACCTCTGTACGCGGTATCTACTGGTAAGAGCGAAACGACCTATTATTCTGTGGGGTCGTCTGCAAAAGCCAATTTGCATCGCGTGCGCGGGACTCGAAAGGTTTACCTGAAGTCGATGCGGGGCTGCCGCTTCTGGAAAGAAGTTGCATACCTTCATCATCGAGGGCTTCCGGTAAGTCTTCCGACGTCCCTTTTTGGTCTGGGGTTCGATTACCCGGGTCTTTTGACCCGGGAAGGACTCAGGGTGGCCTCTCATTACGAGGCTTCCCTGATACCTACGGGACCCTTAGACCCGGCAGTTACTCTACATTGGAGGGCTGAGAACAAGGCATACGTTTCCGTTTTACGGGAGGCATATGGCAATATTCTCTCCTTCGCGGACCTTTTAGGGCCCTACAAAGTAGACGAACCTGCTTGGAAATCATCCGATGCTTTGCTCCGTGAAGCCGCCTCAAGTTTTTCATTGGCAGCTTTGACGGGTACTGCACTCCGACAACAGGGAAGGTTTTGTCCTTTCCCTGGGGAGCTCTTGGCCACATTCAAAAAGGCTTCGAGTCGGGATTTCGGGGTTGTCACTGCGAGACTGCGCGGGGCTGACGAAATAGTCAACTCCTATACGGCCAAGCAGGACTTCCCCCTTCCTGCGTATTTTCCACAGGAGGGCGATGACCTTTCACTCGGTCTTGGGGTGTCGCATGGACACCACATTCAGGATGAGT